CGGCCCACTTGCCGCGGGCGCCTTCGTCATGCCCAGGAGGGCGACATGACTGCGTTCATCAAGGCGCTGCAGGAGCGGCGCGCCAACGTGTGGGAGCAGGCGAAGGAACTGCTCGACACGGCCGAAACCGAGAAGCGGGATCTGTCCGCCGAGGAGGAGGGCAAGTACCAGGCCTTCAACGCGGACCTCGACAAGATCGACGCCCGGGTGAAGGACCTGACCGAGGCGGAGCAGCGGACCAAGGACGCCGAGGCCGCGTTCGCCGGACTGCTCGCCAAGCCGCAGGAGCAGGAGCGCAAGCCCGTCGAGGACTCGGAGCTGCGCCGGTGGGCGCGCGGTGAGATCCGCAGTATCGACGTCGCGAAGCCGGACGGGGTCGCCTTCCGTGACCTGGTCAAGGGCACCACGACCGCGGGCGGCAACACCGTGCCGACCACGTTCTACGGCCAGCTGATGGCGCACCTCATCGAGGTGTCCGGGATTCTGATGGCCGGGCCTACCGTGCTGAACACGGCGTCCGGCGAGACGATCGAGATCCCGGTGACCACGGCGCACTCCAGTGCCGCGCTCACCGCCGAAGCCGCGGCGATCAGCGAGTCGGACCCTGCGTTCGGCAAGCGGACCCTGGGCGCCTACAAGTACGCCGTGCTGATCCAGGCGGCCACCGAGCTGCTCACCGACACGGGCGTCGACCTGGAGGGCTACCTCGCCATGCAGGCGGGGCGGGCGCTGGGCAACGCGTTCGGCGTCCACGCGATCACCGGTGACGGATCGTCGAAGCCGACCGGCATCATCACCTCCGCCTCTGCGGGCGTGACCGGCGGCACCGGCGTGGTGGGTGCGTTCACCGCGGACAACCTGATCGACCTCTACTACTCGGTCATCGCCCCGTACCGGAACAGCACGTCGTGCGGCTGGCTGATGCGCGACGCCACCCTCGGCTCGGCTCGGAAGCTGAAGGACTCTCAGGGCCAGTACCTGTGGCAGCCGTCCATCCAGGTCGGCGCTCCGGACATGCTGCTGGGCAAGCCGGTCCACACCGACCCGAACGTGGCGGCCATCGCGCTCAACGCGAAGTCCGTGGCGTTCGGCGACATCTCGCAGTACTTCGTCCGTATGGCGGGCGGGGTGCGGTTCGAGCGGTCCGACGACTACGCGTTCAACTCCGACCTGGTGACCTTCCGGGCGATCATCCGCGCGGACGGCCTGCTCGTCGACCAGACCGGCGCCGTGAAGTTGTTCGCCGGCGGGGCGTCCTGACCCATCCGCATCCGGGGCGGCCACGGCCGTGGCCGCCCTCTCGGTCTGAGAGGAAACAGCAATGCGTGTTCGCATGAAGGTCGCCATCTCCGGGACCCGCGACGGCGAGTCCTGGCCCGCGCGGGGCGGTGTGGTCGACCTGCCCGACGACGAGGCCGAGCACATGATCGCGGGCGGTCTCGTCGAGGAGGCCGACGACGAGCCCGAGACCGAGGAGCCGGCCGAGGAGAACGCGGCCAACCCGGCGAAGCCCGAGACCGCCACCGCCCGCCGCAAGGGGCCCATGACGAAGTCCGCAGTCGATAAGTAGGCGGAGGTCCTCATGGCGCTGCTCACCCTCGAAGAGGCGAAGGCCCAGCTCGACATCGACGGCTCTGCCGAGGACGTCGAGCTGCAGGCGTTCATCGACGCACTGACCGCGCCGATCGAACGACACATCGGGCCGGTCGAGGTCCGGGAGTTCACCGAGACGATCGAGGGCCGCAGCGCCTCGATGTGCCTGTCCCGCATCCCGGCCGTCGCCCTGGTGTCGGTCGAGCCTGCGGTCGAGACGGGCGACGCCCTGGACCTGTCCAAGCTCGTCCTGGACGGAGCCACCGGAATCGTCCGCTACCGCGGCGGCAGCTTCGCCGGGACCCTGTGGCGCTTCGTGTACACGGCAGGCCGCACCGAGGAGATGCCAACCGTCAACCTCGCAGCCCGGATCCTGCTGCAGCACCTGTGGCGCACGCAGTACGGGGCGTCGCGCGGCATGTCCTCCATCGGCGGCGGTGAGGACTTCAGCGTCACCGAGGCCGTGCCGGGCTGGGGTTACGCGATCCCGAACCGGGTGCTGCAGCTGCTGGAGCCGTACAAGGTCCCGCCGGGGGTGGCGTAGTGCAGACCTCCCGTGTACCTGCCGCGGTCGACGCGCTGCTCGCACTCCTGCGCGCACGGCCCGCCCTCGCGGACGTCGCCGTCGTCGACGGGCCGAGCGCGGTGAACCTGACCCAGCGGCGCCGGATCCATATCGGCTGGTCGCCGGGCGGCGATCAGGCTGTCGAGTTGGAGCAGTCCTTCAACGCAGCTGGGGCCCGGACTCGCGACGAGGCGTTCGTCATCTCCTGCTACGCGGAATCGCGGGGCGGCGACAAGGACATGTCCTTCCGCCGTGTCGACGCCTTCGACCTGGTCGGCGAGGTCGAGCAGGCGCTGCGGGCCACCGATGCGGCGCCCGAGGCCCCCACCCTGAACGGCGCTGTCCTGTGGGCGCACCTCACCACCGGCAACGTCCAGCAGTCCACCAGCGAGGGCGCCTCTGTGGGCGTCGAGTTCGCGGTGTCCTGCCGAGCCCGTATCTGATCAACCACCCGAGGAGTACAGCCATGGCGCGAGTGCGCTACGTGGGCTCGGACCCGGTCACCGTGCCTGAGCTCGGCGACCGGCTCGTCGAGCCGGACACCGTCATCGAGGTACCGGACGAGCGGTTCGAGGGCTACGTCTGCCAGACCACCAACTGGGAGTCCGTGGAAGAGCCGGGCCTCAAGGCCGCGGCTGAGGCGAAGAGGGCGGCGCGTGCCGCGAAGGGAGCTGATCTCTGATGGCGATCGGTTCGGGCCTTGGCGCCCAGCTCGGCATCTCGGCGGAGTCGTCCTACGGCACGTTCGTCGCGCCGGCCAAGTTCATCGAGTTCACCAAGGAGAGCCTCGCTCTCAAGAAGACGACGGCGCAGAGTGCGGGCATCGCGGCCGGGCGTCTGCTCGCGCTGTCGTCCCGGCGTGTGCTGACGCGCCAGGAGGTGCAGGGCTCCATCGACCTGGAGATCGTCAACAAGTCCATGGGCGTCCTGCTGCAGGCGCTCATGGGAACGACGGTCACACCGGTGCAGCAGGTGGCGACCACCGCCTACCTGCAGACGCACACCCTCGCGGATACGGCTGGCAAGTCGCTCACGATCCAGAAGGGCGTGCCCCTCACCACGGGCACGGTGACGGACAAGACGTTCCTGGGCTGCAAGGTCACGTCGGCGGAGTTCGCGTGCGAGGTGGGCGGCATGCTCACCGGCAGCTTCGAGTTCGACGGCAAGACGTGCGACGAGGCGCAGACGCTCGGGGTCGCGAGCTACCCGAACATGTCGCCCTTCCACTTCGGCCAGATGGCCGTCAAGACCGGAACGTATTCCTCGGAGACGGCGCGCGACGGCGTCCGCAAGGTGTCCGTGAAGGTCGAGCGGCCGCAGGCGACGGAGCGTTTCTACGCGGGCCAGGCCGGACTGAAGAAGGAACCGATCAGCAATGACCAGGTGAAAATCAGTGGTTCGTTGGAGACGGACTACATCGACACGATCCTCGACGACCTGTACACCAGCGACGGCGCGACCAGCCTGGTGTGGGAGTTCGTCGGCCCGATCATCGCGAGCACGTATGCGGAGACGTTCCGCATCACCCTGCCCGCAGTGAAGTTCGACGAGGGCCCCCCGGTTGTCGACGGCTTCGACGTCGTGCGGCCGACGTTCAACTTCACCGCCCTGTACGACGGCACCAACCAGCCGAAGATCGAGTACATGACGACGGACATCACGCTGTGAGGTGACCCGGTGCAGGTATCCATCACCGGCACCGGGCAACTCCTGGACCTGCAGCGCAAGCTGCGGGCGGCCGGCCACGAGAACATCCGCAGCAGCATGCAGCGCCGGATCCGCCGTGCGGCCGAGCCGCTGCGCGCCGATCTGCAGGACTCCATCCGTCACCTCGACATCAGGTCCGAGGGCCGCAAGTCCGGTAAGCGGGGCGGGCCCTCACCCACCACGCGGCCGCTGCGCGTCAGCATCGCCGAGGCGATCCGTATCTCGGTGCGCACCACCGGCAACCCCGGGGCCCGGGTGTGGGTCGACCGGTCCGCCCTGCCCCCGGACATCAGCAACGGCGTCCTCGCCCGCCTCAACGAAGGCAGGCTGCGCCACCCCACCTTCGGCAACAAACGCCGCTGGTCGCAGCAGAACGCGACGCCACTGTGGTGGGACCGCCCCGTCAGAAGCCACCAGCCGCGCATGGGGCGCGAGGTGGCCCGTGTCCTGGACGACGTCCGCCGTCGTCTGAACTGAAAGGCACCACCCGTGATCATCACCTATGAGCCCGAGGGCGGCGACGCGCACCGCTGGGACCTCACCGAGATCCGCATCCTCGCCACCGAGGCCGAGGCCGTCGAGCGGGTCACCGACCTCGACTGGGCTGCCGCCCGGTCAAAGGTCATCAAGGGCAGCATGCTCGCCCTGCGCGCTGTCGCCTGGGTCCTCATGAAGCGCACCCAGGCCGACCTCCGCTACAGCGCGTTCGTCCCGGCCGCCAGTGAGCTGGGCTGGGAGTACAGCAAGGTGGAGCGGGCCGAGATCCGAAAGGCCGTCGAGGAGAACCCCGACATCGAGCCCGAGCAGAAGGCGGCTCTCCTCGCGGAGTTCGACGAGGCCGACGCGCTCCTCGACGAGGACGAGCCCTCGCCCGGCGGCAACCCGGAGGCGGTCCCAAAAGCGTCGGCCGTCAAAGCATCGCGTGGCGCCGGCTGACCTACGAGCCGCTGTTCGCGCACCTCCTGCACATGAAGCCGTGGGATGTCGAGCGGCTGACCCTCGACCAGTTCGAGCGGGCCATCGCGTGGATCGACGACTACCAGCGACAGCAGGAGGCGCAGGCCCGTGAGTAGCTCCCGCATGACGTTCATCCTCGAGGGCCGCGACCGGCTGTCCCGGGTCATGGACCGGGCCGGCGATTCCGCCGGGGACCTGGAGAAGAAGCTGACCAAGCTGGCCATCGCGGGCCAGCTCGGCGGCGGCCCCATGGCGGCGACCATCATCGCCGGAGCGGGCGCCATGACGGCCGCGTTCGCTTCGGCGGGCGCGGCGGCCGGCGCGTTCGGTGC